ATATCCCACCCGTATCTGATGTTGCTGTTAATAAATCAGCAGTTAGCGAACCATCAGGAGAAATTGTTTGATTTGATGATAAAGTAGAATTCACTTTTGACCAATTACTTTGAGTAAAATCCTGTGAATTTGTAAATAAATTCGTTCTACTCGGCTCTAAAAGCAAGTGCGGACAGTCGCTAACTTTACCATCAACTATGTCATAGGATAGTCTAGGCTCGTTGTCAGCTACAGTCTCTATAAGGCCGTGCTTATTGATTCTAGTCTGCACACCGTCAGCTCTAGAGAAGTTAAAGTCTCCAGCTCCTGAGTGAGGTTGCTGAGAGTATAGCTTTCCGCTTTTCATTGCAGCTGGCTTCATTACGACCCCAGCTTTTTTATATATATCTTGTAAACTCATAGGGTTATTATATGTGCCATCCTCCGAATGTGATGTCCTTAGCTGGTCTCACATCTTCGTCTGTGTTAGTATTGTATTCTGGGTATAAGTTATCATTATGTCTAAGATGATCTACAAGTCTCTTAGCGTAGTAGTCAGCAGTGTCTCTAGCAGCGTCTCTCATTGAATCTATCTCTTGAGTGCTAGGTAGAGCTGAATTCTCTGAAGTGCTCTTAAACACTCCCTTATTGGATATAGTGTACTGAGAGAAGGGTAGATACTCCATAAAACTAAATTGTACTAAAGTTTGTTTAATGAATCCTTCCACTAGGTTCTCGTAGTCACCAGATAAAGTACCGCCTAAAATGTCAGCTTGTAGCTTGTCATATAGCTTACTCCCTAGTATTTGGTGTACGTGAATATCTTGAGCGATCCTAATAAAGTGAGACACCTTATCAAAGTCTATATTTGCACTAAGGGGTGTCTTCTTAATTAAATCTTCTTTACTAATAAATAGAGCTACTGCCATTTTTTTCTTATTTTGATTTTCTATAACTAGGATGGTGGCCTTTATCTGCTCTGTCGATTTGAGCTTCAGCTACTCTCCTGTCATTTTTCCACTTGTTTCTTTTAGGGTCAAAGCCTTTTTTCTTAGCTTTCCCTACTGTCGTTTTGTACGTTCCTCTCAAAGCGTCTCCGCCATAAGGTTCTCCGTTGCTTTTTTCTTTCTTAATATATATAACCCTTTCCCAAGTGTCATAGCAGTTAACACCGCCTTTATGTCTCCAGAGTGAGTATGGTTGCTTATTATGACCCAACTGAGAGTTAACACCATCTTTTTGCATCTGTAAGATATCCTCTTTACGATATACCTTCTTACTTCTATGCATTAATCTACAAAAGTCTCTTGATCCCTTACCTTTATTACCGTGTTTCTTAGAACCCTTAGCATATCTGTAACGAACCTTAATAAATTTAGAGTCCTGTGTACTGTCTTTACGTCTACTATCTGCGATAGACAGAGATATATTCAAGGTATCATTAAGCATAGCTTCGTAGTCCTCAGACTCAGTCTCGTTACCAACGCCTCTAACGTCAGCAACGTGCCACTCGTTCTCGTTAATAACCTCACCAGATTTCTCAAGGTAAACAAATATATCCGCTAAGCCGTTGACTCCTTTACACATTATTTACTGGCGTTGTATAGTTCTATTGCGTCCTTTACGAATTTAGGGTCTACTGATAGGCTGTAGTCACTAGATAAGTTAGTTCCTTCCTCTACGTTGTCAGCTTCGTCTTTTTCTACTGGAACTTCCTCTTTATTTTCGTCGTAGTCAACCTCTTGATTTTCCTCTGTAAATTCGATAGGCTGTGAAGTGATGAAATAAAGCTCAGGGACTTCTCCGTTAAGCTCCATAATCTCCTCTAGAGCGTCTATAATCTCATTCTGATAAGGTGCTATAACTGTTGACGTGAATAGCTGAGAAGCGGTCTTAATTTCGTCTGCATTGTTTCCGAGTCCCTTTCCACTGTCTTTAATTCCAAGTAGCATAGGTGATGTAATCCTATGACCTACTAGAATCTTGTGCATAGCTTCGTTAGCGAGATACTCATAGTGAGAAGGAGCGTCGTTTAGAGATATGTCCTCTACGGTAGTTGCAGACTCTTGATTCTCGTTAAAAGCTACAATAACCTTTTGACCTCTAGAACCAGTTAACTTTCCTTTAACGTCTCTTGTTATAGCTTCTCTCTGCTCAATGTCTGGGACTCCGTTATTAAAGTTAATAACCTTAGTTCCTGAGAATGAGTTTTTAGTTTCGTTAAGTAAGTAGTCTGCTATCTCGTTCTCTAGCTCTGCGTATGGTAATGACCCACTGTAGTCAGGTGGGCAAAAGTAGTCATACCCAGAAAGATAAGGCTTTAATACCATTAACTCAACCTTCTCTTTTGAAGTTCCAAAAGTAGGAATCTTTTTAAGAGTGTCAGAGCGTTTCTTTTCAGTCCAATTAGGATGGTAGTAGTAATTGTTTATAACGCCGTTTTCGTCCATCTTCTCAGGTCTGAGAGTGTGTATAGGAAAGTGTTTTACTTTAACTACCTTTCTATCGTTACCAGCCTTACTGTAGATAACTTGCATAGCAGCCTGACCTAACATCTTACGCTCTAGTATAATCTTTTTCAGGTCTCTATGGCCTACAAAGGAACGTAATTCCTTGACCTCTTTAGAGTCTTTTTCTTTTCCGTCAATACAGATACCCTCTCCATATATTTGGTCTGATATGGAACGTATAGCAGCGTTATTTGTAGCTGACTGTAAGTAAGAGTCAATAAGGAATCTATAGTAGTCGTTATCTTCTCCGTAAGCAACCCAATCCTTACGCTTGTCCTCTATGGCCTTTGGCATATCGTAGCCACTTAAGTTTACTAGGTTTAAATTCATTAGTCTAGAATTATATAATCGTTGTTAGTAGTATTCTCTACATAGTCCTCTATACTAGAGTTATCTACGTCTCTTGTACTGTTGTAGTACAATTTATCTTTATACACTAGCAGTCCGCCAGAGTACGCAAAAACGTCATAGGTAGCTCCATCTGTCAAAGCAGTGTTGAAGCTAGACAGGTCAAACGACACACTCTGATAGTAACCACCATCCACTAACTCTACATTTTCAGTGTAGTCTGGAGTAGACTTACCCTCTCTTGTGAAGTTAAAATCTACCATATCACCAGAGCTAGAGTTGCAGTTAACGTAAAAAGTAGCGTTTGTGCTGTTGCTGTCAAAATATAACATTCTGTCCTTTATTTAAAAACAATTTAGATAACTGTTTGTTTTGTTGGAAATTAAACATAAAAAAAGCCCTACCGAAGTAGAGCTCTTTGTTACTTATAAGAGTAGTCTTATTAGCTTCCTACAGTTATACTATATGTAGAAGATAAGGTCTCAGTGGTGAAAGGTGCGAGAATCTTCTCAGTAGCAACGAAAGTTAATTCGTAGCCAGACTTATCACCCATAGCAGCACCAGAGGAGGCAGTAGCATTCATCTCAGAGCCGTATTCGTGACCCATTACAAAAACATTACCATTGTTGTCCTCAACCAATACTTTTGGTCGACCGTAAGCCAATAACTTAACCTCTTTGTGAGTGGTGGAATCTTGTTTCTTTAAGCTAACCGTTAAGGTTTGCTCTACGAAAGTAGTCCCGTTCTCACGGCTAGAAGTTAAAGACTGCTCAAATGTAGATGTCCCACGCAAGTCGTACTTGTAAGCGTTAGGAGTAGTCTCAGTTACAGTTGCTAGACCAGTAGTGTCATCAACAGCAAAAGTAGCATCGTCAAAATTGATAAAATAGATAGCATTAAGGCCACCGACAGCGTCCTTACATCCTTCTAATCTACCTAGTGAAATATTACAACTCATTTTTACAGTTTTAAAAATTAAAAAAATAAGGGAGCAGAGTTAACCACTCCCTATTATATTAGCCTATTAGCTAGCTTGTGCTAAAACGATTTCAGAACCGATAGCGTAGTTAACGCCAGCTGAAAAACGCATTATTACGCGGACGTTCTGACTTCCGTCGATATCTGCGAGGTCAATCAACTTCACCTCATTCATATCATTTTGCAATCCGCAGCCGAAAAACATATTGTCCTTCTCGGCAGCAATCATTTGACCAGAGTTAAGACCGTTAGCAACGAAAAGCTTAACGCCTTCAAAGTCCATTGCAGTTTGTCCAACGTGGTAAAGGTCTTTATAACCTAGAGCAGCTTGTGCACGAACGTAAGAGCGAGCGTCAGCTTGTGAGATATAGATAGCTAGACCTTCGTTTCCGTAGATAGTAGAAGGAACTGCATCGATAACGTCACCTAAGCGAGCGATAATGTTAGAAGCGTCAGTAGAACCAGTGTGAGTAACGTCGATAACGTCAGAGTCAGCACCAGCTAGAGCGACGATACCGTCAAACTCTCCAGCGTTAGCGTTAGCACCGTTCCAGATGTTAGTCTCAGTCTTAGCAGCAACTTTAGCAGCAACGTGTCCGATAAGGTACTCAGCGAAAGATTTAGGAAGCTCATCAAAAGATGAAAAACCTTGCTCAATGCTCAGCCAGTCCGATTCGAAATCCTTCTTACAAAGTTCCAAGTTAACTTGAAAATCTTCAGGCTGAAGGTAACGCTCAGTTAAAGTAACAGAAGATGTAGCAGTAAAGTCACAAGAAGCGTCAGCGATAACGTCACCGACAGCTAGCTTTTGCATTACTTGCTTAAATTTTACGTTAGGCTTAACAGTGATTCCACCTTTGTCCAAAGTAGGAGCACTTAAAAGAGCCGCGGAGATAAATCCAGCAGCCTTTTCACCAGCGTAACTAGTAGTAATAGAAGTAGTAGTAGCCATTATTATTATTTTAGCTTGTTAATAAAAAAATTAGTCATTTATGTATTTAAACACATTGGATAAGATATCTCCACCTTTGTTTCCTAGTTTCTTACCTCTTGTCTTAACCTCAGCTTCTGGGCTGTGAGTTAGTCCTTTGTCGTCAACTGGAATCTCAGGAGTCTCCACCTTTTCCTCTGTTTCGTTAGATAGTGAGTCTTGTATAATCTTTTTGAGTTCGTTAATCTGACTCTCAAGTTCTTTAACTCTACTATCGTCAGGAGCTTCGTCAGTTTTCTCAACTTCCTCTGTCACTTCCTCAGTCTCTACAACCTCGTCAGCTACCTCCTTATTTTCTTCAGTCTCAGTAACTTCCTCAGTTACTTCCTCTGTCGTATTGTCAGCAGTTTCGACTACTTCCTCAGTAGCTTCAACCTCGGGAGTTTCAACTGTTTCCTCAACAGTCTCAACTTTGTCAGCAGTAGCGATTCCGATCGCTTGTGCTATCTTATCTAGGGTTTCTTTTGCACTCGGCATATATTAAATATTTAAGGGTTTAACACTTTATTTAAAAACAAGTTTTTTGCGGATTTTAAAAAACTATGCACGCATAGCATTGACAAAATGTCATATTAATAAAGACAAAGTGTCATAACTGAGATTATGCCCAGTCTGACTCGTTATCGTTCTCTATGTTTCTGTCAGTTATGTTAGACGTTACGGATGACGTATTCTGCCCTCCGCTAAGCCCTCCATAGCCTTGATATACGTCTTGCATATAAGGTCTATAGAGAGCTGGATATTTAGCTTTTATATACATATTAAGGTGTATTAGTTACTAAGTTAGAATTCACAAAGTTATATCCAGTTAAGTCAGCGTTTCCAGAGACGTCAGTTATAGTTGTCACCGAAGTTTCTATTTCATAGTAGTGAGCTGGAGCTGAGGAAAGTAAGCTTAAGTCCTGAGTTGAGCCACTATTGTAGATAGTAGATACATTGGAAGTCTCATCAGTGTCCCATATAGCTATCTGATTGATTGTACCATCGTAGTAGTTGTTGTGTACGTTAGAGGCTCTACCTATACGGTATATGTTATCGCTAGTATTAGCTCCACTTATTGCACCGTCATAGCCTCCACCAGTCGCTACTCCTACAGCGGTTTGTGATACACCGTCGATATAGATGTTAAATCTACTGTAATAGTCAGCCGAACTAGTTGACACGCTCCCAGTAGTGCCACCGTCAAAAGTGACTACTACATTTTGCCAGTTCCCAGAACTGAACGCATTACCGACCACCAATATGATACTATTATATACAGTTCCGTAATTCAGAACCAAACTAGAACCGCCCTGTTGCTTTAAAGTAATAGCTCCCCCGTTGTAATCATCGCCAGCTCCATAGACCAATAAGGTTTGAGTGGCTGTGTTCGAGCTAGGTTTAACCCACATCGAAATAGTCCAAGCGTTACCGTCCCCATTAGAAGCTCTCTCCAAGGCGTTCATATTGACTGGATTGCCTTGCATATAGCTAGTGCTTCCGTTAAAATTCAATGACTTAGAATTAGTGTAAGATACTTGATTTACTGTGACTGTAACGGTAAAATCTACAGTTCCGCCTACAGCGTTGCCAGCCTTGCAGTTAACTACAATAGTGTCGGCTGAAGTCCCTAAGTAAGCTGGAGCCGTACCGCTAAGTACACCGCTATTTTGGTTCAATGTCATCCAGCTAGGTGCGTCCACTTCTGCAAATTGGTTTACAATATTGTCACTAGATAAAATCTGAAAGTTCAATATATCACCTTCTGTTACTGTAGCTGTTTGATCTGCTACTGTAGGTGCGAAGTTTGCATCAGGCTGTGAGCCTCCGTTTATAGACTGCTTAGATATTACTGGTATAGAGTAATATGCTCTATTACCTCTCACACCATAGTACAAGTGTACTGAACTACCTACTGTCGGGTCAACCTTAGCTGTCGCTACCTTTTCGTTATTATCTTCAGAATATATAGTCAGCTTTCCGTCACTATTAAATCTCATAGAAAACATACCTTGTGCCTGTCCAGCTCCACCTTTTCTGTAACCTACCACACCAGCTCCATTGTTGAAATAGTATGTAGCGTTAGTGTTAACATTCCAATCGGAAACCCCTGAAAACTCAAAGCTTATAGCTTCATTCGTCTCATACTTAAGCTCATTGTCTAGTTGCTCTTCTGCTGTAGATACCCCACTTGACGCTGCTGTGTAGTTAGTCCCGAAGTAATCTCCTTGACCTACCTCGTCAAGCATAAACATCAGCTTCTCTCCTTTTTCTATAGAGATAGCACTCTTTAGTACGGTGTGATCTAAAATACCGTTAATGATTCCAGCCTCAGTGTTTGCGAAGTCGTGAACTATATCCCAAATATAATCTAAGTTATTGATAATGCCATTAGGTAAGACACCATTTGCCCAAGTATGCATCTGAATGTTGAAAGATGTAACAGATAAAGCTATTGTAGTCTTGGCCACAGCAACCTCGTTAGTTCCACTATAATCCATTAACGTTAAATGCCCGTCATTGCCGAACCTGACACCCATAGCGTCTCCATTAGATACTACGTATTTAGACCCCGAGTTGGTGGTTAGCAGTGTACTGTTAGAACCCGCTGTAAATCCACTTGCGTACATAAACATAGTACTCCAATTAGAAGCAGTAAAAGTACCGCCATTGTAAGCGGTTGCTACTTCTGCGCCATCCCATATACCTAGTACTAAGTTAGACCCTCCGTTGCTTTGAAAGTTCCACTTAAACTCTGACCCCCGCTCTAAGGCTTCTCCAAAGTAAAAGGGTAATTGTTGGTTGATTGTAGAATCGTTAGTAGACGTACCTACAGGTTCATTAGCGTTAGCCCCATAAGAGATAAACCAGCTAGAGTTTGTAGCTAGTCCAGTAGAGCCGTTAATCATATTGGAGGCATCTATCGTTATCTCTGTAGCGTCGTTTAACACTAAAACTAAGTCAGTACCCACAACAGAACCACTTACTACAGGGTTTCCTGAAGCTCCTGATCCGCCTAAGGTAGAGGCATCTACAGTAACGGTTGAGGAGTCACTCATCGTTAAAACTATGTCAGTGCCACTAACAACACCACTAGAAACAGTCGTGTTCTCATCAATAGACAGCCCAGTGACATCAACAGTAACTGTGCTCGCATCGTCCATAGTGAGTACTAGGTCTGATCCATTTAATGCTCCAGATGCTACGAACTTATTTTCATCAACACCCAGAGTAGTTACATCAACAGTATATGAAACCCCATCATTAAGTCCAAGGGTTAAATCGTTGCCACTTAAGGTGAAAGAGTTAACGAATGTGTCTGGAGATATAAAACCAGATGTGTTCGTAAATATCGAATTTAACTCAACAACAGCCTGATTAAGTACGGAGTTAACGAAGGAGCCGTCCACACTAACAGCGTTTACTGGTAGAGATTCGACTATAATCTTAGCTCCTCCTTTTACTTTTATTTGTATTGTAGTTCCATTAGCTACAGCTTCTAGAGTGTTTACTGCGTGTGGCACTAACAAATTGTCAGAGCCTAGAGACAAATCCCTTAAGAGTATTGTAGAGCCTGTAGCGTCAAGTCCAAAGTCCATAGCTTGATACTTAAGATATGGTGATATTAGCTCGAGGTCTTTATCTTCAAATAGTCTATTATGTACTGTAGCTTGATATCTATACAGTCCAGTGTTGGGGTCAACAGTGTCACCTTGACGCACTTGGAATACGCCCAAGTCAACGTCATCTGAATTTCTTACTTTCTGAATTTCAGCGTAAAGCGTAGTTCCAGCCCTAACGTCTACAGGATGGTCGAAAAACCATTCAATAGTGTCTCCAGCAAATATATTCTGACCTACATTCGATCGTTGATTGTTTCTCGGTAGAGTCTGCTTATATACGTTTCTCCCAGCGATCTCTATTCTGTACTCCAGCCTAGTAGATATGTCAATAGACTCAGCTGCTACAGTAGTGATTCCCAATCCTGATATGTTAACTCCGAAGTAATTATCTCCAGAGTAACCTACTGCTGTGGCTGGGTCTGGGTTACCTCCCAAAGGCAAGCTAAACATATCAGAGAATACACGTCCACTAGGTGGAATGAATCCAGATGCACCCTGATTTGCTGTAACCGATTGGTCTTTAAGCCCACCCCACATAGGGAAAAAGTTTATGTCAGAAGTTAGGTTTGTAAAAAATATATTTTCAGAACCAGACGACATCTTGTGTTGTTCACCTAAGAACAAAGAGTTAAGAGTAGTTTCTATAGCTCTGTCAGCAATAAGCTGGTCTTGAGTTGGGTCGTATTCGAAGTGACTTAGAGTTTTTATCTCCTCAGGTGTGATAGTTCTACCAGACACAACATCTGTAGACTCATTCTCTACAGTGCTCTCTTGATTGTTATTAAGATTACTAGAGTTGGTATTGTCTGGGAACAGATCAGAGCCATCGTTAACTCCTATAATTTCTCTTATTGGCATAGTCTTATTTTTTATCTATTGATTTTAATTTTTGGATAGCCCAGTTAACACCAGAAGCTCCACCCCATCCGAGCCAAGCTATATATCCTTTATCTTTCCAAGGGGTTGACTTATATTTGGGGTCTATAGCAGCGTTCTTTTGGTGACGCTTAAAGCTAGCCATTCTAGCGATTGTTGAGCGGCTTAGATTAGCTTTACGTGCCAACTGAGAGGCTCTAGTCCATCCTACTCTAGTCATTCCTTTAACTTCATCTCCGTACTTCTCTCTCCACGCTAGAACCTTCTTAGCATTATTGACAGCGGACTGCGGATAGTCGTTATAGGTCTTTAGTTCAGTCTTTTTTTTTTCGTAGTGTTCAGATACGATCTCTCTGAGTTCGACTAGTAGGCTGTCTACTCTCTGGTCTGATAACATCTCAGGAAGTGGAGTCTCTACTTCACGTCTAAGAGCGTTAGCGAACTGACCTTCTATTGAGAATCCGAAAACCTTATCGTCTTTAACGTAATTTTGCCATACTTCATCGTCATCTACTTTCATTGTAACCATCCAAGTTCCTACTGGCACGTTAAGACCGTACTTTCTGCTCTTGTCGAATTGAGTGTCTTCAACTATCCAAGACTCAAAAACAGTCATTCCGTTCAATTTGTCTTTGTGCTCTAACGTAGCGTTTTGGTGATTCGAGTTTTTGTAGAATAACTCAGCAGCCTTTCTCACGGTGTCTTTACTAAAGAATATGTAAAACTCTTCACCGTTCATATTTCTGTAGATAGGCTTGTCAGGGATTAAAGCAGCACCCATAAGTAGACGCTTATCTCCGTCAACCTCAGACAAAGTTACTTGTTCGTTTTCAGCTAGAGCTACAAAATCAGACTGGATAGCTGGGTTCTCTACGATAGAGATAGCTTCAACTCCCATAGTCTCTTCTAGTTCGTCAATAAGTAGCTCGTATAACTTCATTATGTCTCTTTATTTAAAAACAATTTTTTAACCAATTGACGCGGTGCCCTCAGCTTTTCTCTCAAGTTCCTGAGAGTTGGATACGTCTCCAGATACTACATATGTTCTTATTGGTTTCTGGTTAGCGTTAGATATACTGTCAGCGATCATAGACTCTCCAGCAGAAGCCTGTCCTACAACATTAAACTCAGGTGCTGTAACTCCAGAACCTCCGCCTATTGACGCTGTAGGGGCCTGTATGTCAGCTCCACCACTAAGTCCAGCAGTAGCTTTATTCTTTTTGAATACAGATCTTAGTTGCATAAACAAAGGGAGTGCCGTAGCAATGTGTCCAGCAATTAACGGAACGTTCATAGGGAATGGGGCAGCGGAGGCAGCTTTACCAATACCTTTGAAGTAGTCGACTCCAGCCTCAGCAGTGGCCTTGAGCATTTTACTCATAGTGACCTCTCCGTCTATCTTCATCTCTATCTTTGACATCTGAGCCTTAGCTATAAGTGCCAGTTTACCCATCTGATTTTCCTCTCCAAAGATTCTGGCCATTAAGTCTAAGTTCTCTAGCTCTTTATTAATCTTCTCTTGATTCGCTTTATGATGGTCATCTACATCCTTTTGTCTAGCAGCATCTATGCGGCCCTGAAAGGACTGTCTTATAGTATCTAACTGCTCTTGACTAGCTCCTAGTAACTCAGCTTCCTCTAGAGCTCTCTCTCTAGCTCTTTCCATCTTAGCGAGGTGAGTCTCATCTTCGAAGTCCTGTTCTGCTTTTTTGAGCTTCTCTAAATACCTCATCCTATCAGCTAGAGGGTCGCCTCCTCCGTCTCCTTCGGCTTCACCTTCTACAAATTCATCTGTAGGGAGTCTTGTAGCTGACGGTGCGGTGTCTCCTTCTGAAGTTGCATCTGTAGTAACACCATAGTTGTCAATCTCGGTCTGGATGTCCTCACGCCTCTTACCGTAAGCTTCATATTTGCCAGTTATCTTGTCTAGACTTTCCTGAATACTTTTTTCCGATTCATCTAAGTTTTTCTTATCTATAACCCTACCAATTAAAGGAATGTCGGCTATTTTTCTCTGTAGCTTTATGAATGCCAAACGCATCTCTAACACACCCTCTTGTATGTTAAGGCCAAACTTATTGAAGGCTATACCAGTCTTTTCGGACTTTAGACCCATAGTGCCAAAAAACTTGTCTATAGAGCCAACAAAGCCACTGAACTTCTGAGTTACAAATCTCATAGCAGTTTCTAAACCTAGAGTCTCAGAGATAGTAATACCTAACCCCTCAAGTGCAGATCGCATCTTCTTTTTGTCTCCAGAGAGGTTGTCTTCCATAGTGTCTACCATTCCCTTAGCAGCACCTCCAGCGTTCTGATAAGACACAGTTAACTCGTCAAGACTATCTCTGTTGTCTATAAGTGACAAAAGTACGTCCTTGTTTCTAAAACCTACAGCCTCAGTAGCTACAGCCATCTTTCCAGATGTAGTAGTGACCTCCTCCATCTTCTTAGCGTAGATATCTAGAGACTGTCTGAAGTCTTTACCAGTCTTAGCAGATAGCTCAGCTAGAACCCTTCTGAGTGACGTTCCAGCCATTGAGCCAGCCAGACCTTGGTCAGCTAGTACAGATATAGCGGCAGCAGACTGCTCCAAGCTAACCTTCATATTCTTAGCAGCTGGAGCTACTAATTTCATAGATTCTCTAAACTTCTCAGCATCTAAGGCACTGCTGGTGAATGACTTAGCCATCACGTCAGTAATTCTACTAGCCTCAGAAGTCTCCATTCCAAAACCGTTCATAGTTGCTGCCATAATCTCAGCAGCGTCAGCCATTTCGATTCCAGATGAAACGGCTAAATCAAGTGCTCCAGAAGTAGCGTTCAATATGCCAGTGGTAGTAAAGCCCATCTTTGCGAGCTCTGTCTGAGCATCTGCAACCTGAGCAGCGGTAAACTGAGTGGACTTACCTAAGTTCTCAGCGTTCTCCTTTAGTTTGTTTAAGTCATCACCAGTAGCTCCAGAGATAGCAGATAACCTACTCATAGACCTAGAGAAGCCTTCTGCAACGTTTAGAGCAGCTTTAAGGCCAGTAACAACACCAGCAACCCCAGCAGCTACTAGAGCTAGTGGGTGTTTAGCAAATGATAGCATACGAGCTCCTAGACCCTTCATAGCTCCACCTAGAGCACCAGCAGAACCCTTAGCTCCGTCTAGTTTGCCTTTTAGCTTGTCAGCTCCAGCTCCAGCTTTACCAGTAATTCCTTTTACGTTAGAAGTAACGTTAATGTGTACGTTTTTAGTAACTTTTTTAGCCATTCCAGCGAACTTTAATAAGTTTTTTTAATTCTTTTGTATTCTCTGGGAGTTTGTAGTAACCTTTAGCTCTGCGTACGTCCTCATTATACTTTATAGGGAGTGATAGTAGGAGTTGGATAGTCTTTAGCATTACCGTTTATTTAAAAACAACAGGGGTGTAAAAACAAAACATAGTAAAAACTGTTTTTAATATGGAGACCCCCTCCTAAACTTCTAAACCCTAATAAAGATGGACGTTAGTTGGAACAGATAACTGTCGCTTTTACGATAGCCTGTGAATCTTTGTAAATTTCTCCAGCTAGCTAACAGATACTACGTAAACACTCTACGAGTGAGACAAAATTTTCTTTTAAATTTACAGAGGTAGAGGGCTAGCAAAATACATATTAATTTATCTGAGCTAACAACCCACCTACAGAAGTATCTGAGCCTCCGTTAGATATAGACACGTTATCTAGTACACCAGTAGATGGTTGTAGTATAACAAATCTATCATTACTACCAGTAGAGTTAACTACAGTAGTAGTATCAAATAGACTCTTATCTTCCTCAGTTATTAATATCAATTCAAGTCTACTTTCTCCTGTAAGATAATTAGTCTCTATAGACTCTATAAGATGTCTAGAGTTATGTATAATTAACGTATCATTAGGCTCTATGTCTTTTACCAGTCTTAAGGGGAGGTATGCCGTGTAAGAAGCTCTACGCTTATTCTCGTCAAACGTGAGAGATATCGTGTTTTTCCATAGTAAATTAAATAGACCTAGATTAGAGTAAGTGTCCTCTCCAGACTCGTTGAATTCAGAGCCAAAATATCCACCTACAATACCCAGAGTAGAGCTAATAGTGTTCTCTGTATATACTACACTAGGCATCCAGTAATTAACCTTAGAAGTTACAGAAGTTCCAATATCGTAAGCTATAGGGTCAGAGAATCCAGCTCTATCTAAGTATGTGAATACAGGCTTACACACTTGCTCAGTTCCATCCTTGTCAGTTAGAGTTATTACATTAAGATCAGAGAGGCTAGCGTCGTTAAGATCTGTTAGGTTCTCAACTGGCATAATGTGAGACTTTATGTCTACAGAGTAAACACTTCCGTCTATAACATTACCTTCTGACTGAGGTAAGTACTTAAGTTCTCCAAACTTTCTAGCGTTAACTTTAGAGAATCCGTGCTCTAATATAGTTTTTTTCTCAGCTCCAGTAAACTTAACTCCAGAGTAGTAGTTAGGCCTATTAATATTGTAGTCTGATATGTCTACATACTGAGACACATTGTGCTCATTACCCTGATTGATGTAGTAATCGTAGTGGTAGGTGTTTACAGTCAAGTCGTCAGTAACTTGAGCCACTATATTAAATCTCTTGAACATATCTCCTAAAAAGTCAGAAACTTTCATCTCTGGTAGGTTAGGGGTAATGTTGTAAGCTCCAGTTCCACCAGCAACAGTCCCAACACTGCCAGATACGGTGTAAGTGTCCTCACTAATATAAGTCTCACCGTCAGAAGGGTCAAACTCTGTCTCTGTTACAACAAGGTTTGATGTCAACGTAAAGGTAGCCGTCTCTGCTGTAGAAACTCTGAATGTAACCACGTCACCTCTACTCACTCCCACGTATGTGCTGTACGCATTGGATGTGTTTACTGTTCTAGCTACACCCCCGTTAACCAGTAGCTCTCCGTCAAAATTTGACGCTGTAGTAACTAACTTGAGTCTTATCTTTGCTTCATAGCTAATAAAAGCCTCGTTATTTGGTAAGCCAACAGATATAGATGTGCTAGTAAGAGTACTCTCTGAGTTTACAGAGCCAGATAGGTTGTGTATATTGTAGTCGGTCTTAGCGGAAGCTCCCTCTATCGTAGTCTGATCTGTTTTTTGCAGTATAAGGTGTAAGTCCTCTACATAGTTAGCTCTCATAGCTCCAGATATAGTGAGACCGTACTTTGACTCTATTGCATCTAGTATACTCTTAACCCTAAGAGCTCCTATAAGATCGTTGTCTACTAGACCATAGTGGTCAGGAGACCTAGAAGTACTAGAGTATCTTATGTTTTTAGTATTCGTCAACCCCTCTGTAGATGCGAAGTCGAAGTCTCCAGAGTGAGATATATACCTACCGCTCCTACAAACTAGAGGAAACTTAACTGGACTTGTTGATGTCCTGTCGCTGAATAGTGACGAGAAGTTAGGGTTATCTATGTCTAGAGAGCTGAAGTCTAAGTCAGTTAGCTCGTCTTGACCTATAAGCTTGTTTAATTCAGTTAACTTACCGTAGAAGCGAACCTTGTAGGCGTATGGTTTACCGTCTTTGAACTGAGTACCCTCTACAGATACGTTTCCGCTCTTGAAGTCAACTCCGTTTAACTTGAGTGTAGCTGGTATCAATACCCTAGAGTCTACAGCAGTAGTGTCAACCCTATAGACGTGCTTAAATAGCTTGTTATTCTTTTTTGATGTAGGTATACTAAAAGTTTTAGAGAACTCAGTAAAGAGCTTCTTAATGTCCTTAAAAGACTTGACTGACTTTTTTATAGTGACGCTCTCATCACTAAACTGGTCTACCTCGACCCCATTTATGTATATTTCCAGAGGGTACTTCATTACCTTATGTTATTAATGAGTGAATGTGATTCTTTTACTGATACTGTGAATTGAACTAGACCGTTATTGGCGTGTGTTTTCTTTTGCAAGCTATTTGTAGTTACATTTACTGGCCTAACATCACCTTTGTGCTCCATCCATACCTCCTCAGATACGATAAGCTGTCTAAACACCTCAGAATAGCTCTCGTGTAGGTAGTCGGTATTCAAAGTATGACGAACTGTCGCGTTCTTATTAAAATCCCTGACAGAATGTCTGCCGTAGTTGTTGGATAGGTTATCATAGTCAAAGTTGATGCTATTGTAGCTACTCCCTTTGGCTGACATAGACTCAGTAGTCTTAGCTGAGAAGTGGATATCTTGTAGAGCTCCAAATTTGTTAACGAAAGTTAACCTTACATTCTCATACTTATTACACGGTAACGTCTCAACAGAGATAACCTCTACTTTGCCGTCAGACTTAATAACGTGAGCCTCGTCTATGTCTAGCTCAGAAACGTACTCCATAATGTCGTCAGAGCAGTTCTCGTCTATGATAGTGCCTCCGTCCTTCATCACTCTAGCGTAGAATGTAGAGGCAGACTGTCCAGCAGATGTAGCATAGTTTATAGCTCCAGATGAGTTAGAGTCTATGTTGCTGTACTCTGTAGGATGTGAAGATTTTTCTAATTGAGCTCCAAAAATTATAATTTGACCGTCATTAGTAGTATTTCCTACCTCTCCAGCATATAAGTTTAAGTTTACAGCGGTTGTGTTAGCGGTACAAGTTATAGATACTCTATACCAGTCAGAGCCTATTGTTTCTATTTTTGAAGTTATGAATCCGTTTTGATTTCCAGCAGTTCCGTCAGTCACAGCAAAGGTGTTTAAATTGAACTCCTTTCTGACATCGTTAGAACCACCAGCAAGCCTCAATGAGATGAAGCTACCAGAGTCTTTTTTCACGTATAAGCTAAGAGTGTAATCGACCCCAGCTGCGGTGGGTATGCCAGGATTTCCTATAGAGCTAAATGAGGATGTTTTATTCAGTCTATCTGCGTAGCTGTAACCTATAGGTGAGTTCTCTACGTTTGACGTAATTAGTGAACTTCCAGAGCTCCAACTGTAAAAAGTCTCACTATTAGCCAGTAGGTTTTTGTCAGCTAGCTCAGAGATAAATTTAACCTCTCCTTCCTTGTAAAATACAGCAATATCAGCGTCTTTTGTAGGAATCATAGCCGTAGTGTCCTCAGGAACTGAGATATAGTCATTTGACATCAATACTTCATCTGACTTGAGGTTGCTATCTGACTTGCTCCAATACTGAACAAAGTCCTCATCTATATAGCCATCTGTAGCTAAGTACTTACTACTTACACCAGTTCCAGCTCCGTCTGCCATAGAGATATAAACCCATACAGCCTCTGTAACGTAGTCTCCGTTGAATGATTGGTCTACATAGTCTCTAATTAGCTCAGAGACTTCGAATGTAGCTTTACCGTCACTGTTGTGAGATTTAGATAGCGAGTACTGAGGTGTACTAGGTACGTCACTAGAGTTTCCGTTCCATACGTATAGAGATACGGTAGCTGTAGAGCCACTTGTTGACTGGATAAAAAACGGAGAGCGTGTGTATATTAAACTCATTTCTTTTTCTTTAATTGTTTTACTATTTGGTTTCCTATATTGTGAGCTACATCAATAGAGATAGCTTCGTGATATTGTTTTAGCATAGGTTGATATCTACGCATAAAGGGTTTACTGAAAAATAGAGTTTTAGTGATACCTTTTTTATGCACTGATCTGGCTACAGCGTAAGGATTAAGCCCTCGCTTCTCAGCCCAGTCTTTAATAGCTTTGATAGGTAGAGCTTTTTTAGACTTTCTAAAACGCCCCTGTCTACCGAATATAGAGTTACCAGTCTTAGCTGCGTGTCTATTGTCAACTGGACTAGTACCCTTAACACCTTGATCTTGAAATACTCCATAGTCGTTAAGCTCAAACCTAACAGAAGGCATAGATGAGCCTCCTAAGAATTTAGCAGACACTGACCTATTAAACTTCTTTGTAACGTATCCTTTTATAGAGCTATGTAGATCACCCTTAGACTTAAGGTTTCTCTTAGCCTGAGATACTACATATTTTTTGTAGACCTCCAGTACCTTCGTGGCTCTAGGATATGTAGAAGTGATTTTTAGCACAAGTCAACGCTGTTTTGTATGGTTATGTTTAAGTCCAATCCTACCCCAGCCAATTTGTCCTCGAACCTGTCAGAGAAAAACTCTACGTCAGCGTCCTCCTCAACTTGATAGCCTTGCTCATATAGGTTACCTCTCTTAAGCTCTTGAGTGGTCTTAGTGGCAGCTGCTAGCATATTATTAAGCTTATATATCTCGGAGTCATTGAAGTCCTCCTCATTGTCGTTAGATACGTCAACTATGTCTAGAAATAATATAGAGACCTCTATCTCGCTAGTAGCGTCAGATATTGAGCCAGCAGAGATGCCAACGTGAGCTAAAGGATAGATGTCTTGTTTCAATAACTCAACCTCGTCAATGTTTCCAAATGTAACTGAGTTAATAAGCTTGTTGTTAGTTAGCTCAGTCTTAATAGCGTTTGTTAAGTTTAATAGTGATTTCATTACTTCCTTCTTTTTGAAATTTTATTCTCAGTATCTTGTTTATCCTTTTCGAACGACAACCACGTCAAGGCATCGTATATGTTTATTTTAGTGCTTTCTCTAAATTTCGTTGCATCTCCTCCACTAAGCGAGTGTAGTGATCCGAACCACCCCCACCTTTGGCCAAACTGTCCTTCAAGAGAGAAGTCAGTGAGTTCTTTTGTTTCATCTTTTTGCTTAATTTCTCCAAATAGATAGCTGAATGTACTAACAAGTGACTGCTTAAACGGTAAAAAAAAAGCGTTGCATTTACAAATTGACTAGCTGGTAGAGACTTCATAATCTCGTGGTCTCCCTTAGAACCCCTGTAAGGCTCTATATTGTACATATTACCTACCTTATCGTTAACTGGTCTGAATAGAACAGCAGCGGCCTTATGCCAATCTGACGGCTTAGTTAAGTATTCCTCTAGGTCTATATACTCTCCTAGAGTTAATTCCTCTAGGTCAGGAATGAATCCGTAAGTAGTATTGTTGAATTCAAAGGTGTATTCTAACTGAGGCATCTCGTCCATAGCATCTACTATGTCTTTTATAAGTTCGTCAGCCTGAGACTGGGGTATAGACCTAACCTCACTCATAGGTATGTCTAGAAATATGTTTAGCATTTTATGACCTACAAAATCCTTGTCCTCATCGTCAGCTATCATTGTATATTTCTGATACTGATCTAGAGTGATTCCAGCTCCGTTAAGTGGGATTTGTGCTATCATTAAACTACGTTTAGATTGTTTATAAGTGTGAAGGCGTGTCCAGACTCATCAGAGCCGCAGTCGTCGTTAGCTACGATAGTAACTTTAGCTCCAGTAAAGTCACCCATAGACGCTCCAGTAGTCACATCCACGTTTGTTACCTCCGCATATCTTAAGCCTATTTTGGCCTTTTGA